TGAACAAGATGAGAATAGATGGCTACGTGCCTATCGTAATTATCGTGGACTGTACAGCAATGATGTACAGTTTACTGAAGCTGAGAAGTCTCGCGTATTTATTAAAGTAACTAAGACTAAGACACTAGCAGCTTACGGTCAAATTACAGACGTACTGTTTGCTAACAACAAGTTTCCTCTATCTATTGACCCTACAGGATTACCTGAAGGTGTAGTAGAGGATGTACACTTTGACCCTCAAGAACCAGAGCAGATGCAGACTGACCAGAATGTTAGTCCGTACGGATTTGCTGGTGACGGACGTGACTTAGAGCCGGGTGCTACTGCTGTTACACTAACTGAAAAGTTAGGTGTAATGCAAAATAGACTTGAGCCAGTGCAGGATAAACTAAAAGAAGGTCCGGGCAAAACACCTACAGCTATTGCATTTAGCCCTGCAATGATTGCAGCTAAGAAGATGCAAAAGAAAATACACGACCAACTAGATGAGTCAGGTGCAAGTAAACACTTACGTAATGCTGCATTTGAGATGGCACTGTTTGGTACAGGTGTAATGAAAGGTCCGTTTGCCGTAGATAAAGAGTATCCTAATTGGGATGAGGATGGCACGTATGACCCACTATTTAAAACAGTACCACAAGTATCTCATGTATCAGTTTGGAATTTTTATCCTGACCCAGATGCGAATAACATGGATGAGGCGCAGTATGTAATTGAGCGTCACAAGATGTCACGTACACAGCTACGTAATCTCAAGAAGCGTCCATACTTCCGTGCGCAGGTAATTGATGCCGCTATTGCACAGGGTGAAAACTATGATAAGAAGTATTGGGAAGATGACCTTTCTGATTATGCGCCTGAAACAAGCATTGACCGTTTTGAAGTTCTTGAGTATTGGGGCATGGTTGATATTGAAATGCTTGAAGAGCAAGATATCGACATCCCGAAAGAATTAAAAGAGTTTGATGAATTACAAGCTAACGTATGGATTTGTAACGGTATGCTACTGCGTATGGTTCTTAACCCATTCAAGCCAGCTAAAATACCATATCATGCTGCGCCTTATGAACTAAACCCATACTCGTTCTTTGGTGTAGGCATTGCTGAAAACATGGACGATACGCAGACATTGATGAATGGCTTTATGCGTATGGCTGTAGATAACGCTGTACTGTCAGGTAATTTGATTGTAGAAGTAGATGAAACTAATCTAGTACCGGGTCAAGACTTATCACTGTATCCGGGCAAGATATTCCGTAGGCAGGGTGGCGCACCGGGACAGGCTATCTTTGGTACTAAGTTTCCTAACGTATCACAAGAGAACATGATGTTGTTTGACAAGGCACGTGTACTGGCAGATGAAAGCACAGGCTTCCCATCTTTTGCACACGGACAGACTGGCGTATCAGGTGTAGGCCGTACAGCCTCCGGTATTTCTATGCTTATGGGTGCAGCGCAAGGCAGCACTAAAACCGTTATTAAGAATGTAGATGACTACTTACTGCGTCCATTAGGCGAAGGACTGTTTCGCTTTAATATGCAATTTGACTTTGACCCAGAGATTAAAGGTGACTTAGAGGTTAAGGCACGTGGAACAGAAAGCCTGATGGCTACAGAGGTACGTAGTCAGAGATTGATGCAATTCTTGCAGGTAGCAAGTAGCCCAGCGTTAGCACCGTTTGCGAAGTTTCAGTATATCATTCGTGAGATAGCTAATTCAATGGGATTAGACCCCGACAAAGTAACCAACAATATGGATGAGGCCGCACTGCAAGCTGAGATTATGAAACAGTTTCAGTCACCTGTAGGACCAGAAGGCGCAGCACCAGCAGGTGTAAACCCAATGGACCCAACAGGCGCAGGTGGTGGCACAATAGGTATGGGACAGGCTCCTGTACCGGGTGAACAGGGATTTAGTGGTAATGGACAACAACAGGGAACTCCTCAACAAGCTGAAGCCGCTGGTGGGCAACAACCGCCAATGGGACCACTTCAGTAAGTATCTGGATAGCATAATAGACCAGCATCATAAGGTGCTAGAACAATCTGAGAATATGGTAACGGTACACAAAGCACAGGGTGCTATTGATATGTTACGAAAGATTAAACGATTACGTGAGGACGTAGCTAACGCTGAAGGGTAATACTATGGCTGAATATAAAACTACCATAACAAAAACAAAAGATGGTGGTAGTACTATTACTAGTGGTAATATGACAGAACAAGAGGCAGCTAAATTGGCTGCTGAAAGAGAACGCACAAAAAATATGAATACTAGTGACAGTGCATCTGCGGCGTCAGATGCCTTGGATAAAGATATAGCAGCCAAAAAACGATATACAGAAATGCAAAACATACTAGCTTCAGGAAAACATAAAAGTATGTCTGACGAAGAAAAAGAAGCATTTGTTAAAGAGTATAAAAAATTAAAATTAGACTATAGTTTCGCAGCGGGTGGAGTAGTACCAATGAACAACATGGCAAAACAAATGGAACTCTTTGATGAGGGTGGTCTTATGCAAGAAGGCGGCACAGTAGACCCTATATCTGGTAATGATGTACCCGTTGGTTCTACCCAAGAAGAAGTTCGTGATGACATTCCTGCTCAACTGAGCGAAGGTGAGTTTGTTATGCCAGCAGATGTAGTGCGCTATCATGGCCTAGATAAAATGATGGCACTACGTGATGAAGCTAAAATGGGTCTTCAACGTATGGAAGATATGGGTCAAATGGGTAATAGTGAAGAAGCTATTATTCCAGATGGCGTTCCATTTGACATGGATGACCTTGAGATAGAAGATGATGGGTTAGAAATGAATGTCGGTGGTTTTGTAGGTAATGCTGCTCTTATGGGGCCATTGCGTAAACCTATGGGTACACAAGTAGGTACGTCTGGAAATGCACCACCCCTAGCAATACCGGGTACGCAAGTTGTTGTATATGGCCCTGACGGAACTGCATATGGAAATGGTGCTATAGCAGAAGCAGCAGGTGTTTTTAACTATACTATGACAAAGCCACAAACCGTTCAGACACCAAATCCATCGCAGCCCTTGTCAACATTAGCTCCTGTATTTCCAGCAAGTAAACCTACTATGGGGCGTAGCCAACCTGTAATAGAAGCTGCTTCTGCTCAGTTCCAACCGGCAGGAACAAAGTTTACACCGTATACTAGCCCAACAATAGATATGCCTTCATTCCAAGATACAATTGGAATGGGGGTTCCTTATGTAGACTACGACCCAAATAAACCGAAAGAAGAAGAAGAAGTAGAAGCAGAAATTACACCACAACCTCCAACGACAGAGCGCGCAGAAGCAGGCGATGGAGGAGGATTTTCTGGGGGGCAGACATCTCCTTCTGTTACTGGTACTGTTACAGGATACACATCACCTTCCTCTACTATGTCTGAGGTTGGTGGGTTTTTAACTAAGGATATAGAAAATAACGCCAATGCGTTTGGTGGTAATAAAGAATTTGGTATGTCTAATAAAGCATTACGCAGTGCAACAATTGACCAAGCTATGTATCAATTAGGTTCTATTAGTCCTACAGGTGCAATAGGTGGAGCGTTAGCCAAACAATTTGGTTTTACAAATGCTACTATGAACGATATGGCTGTTGCTGGACAAAGAGCAAAAGAAGCAGCTTTGAGTACTTTAGGCTTCACAAGAGCAAGTCAGATACAAACTAGCCAGCAAGCTACGATGTATGGCACTATGATTTCAACAGCCCATGCCGCCGCTAAAAAAGGTGAGGATGTTACTGTTGCACTATCGAGAGAAATAAATAATCCTGCTTATGCAGCAGTAGTTAAAGATGCTGCAGTCAGTGCTTTACAAGGATTAGGATATACATCAGATAATATTACTAATCAAGAAGTAGTAGGGAGAGCAATAGCTGGATATAGGGCTGCTGCAGATTCTTACAGAGAGGATGCAGCGCAATCTAAATCATCTGGAACAGTTAGAGATAGCACAGGAAAAGCTGTTACATCTAGGTCGGGTGTAGTTATGACTCAATCTGCTCGTGACCGTATGAATGCTGAACTAGAAGCGGCAAGAACAGCGGAGGCAAAAGCTGATGCGCTTGCTGCAGAACGTGCTAGACAAAGAGGTAATGAGAGCCGTGATGATGGTGTAACGGGAACACCTACAGAAGATGACGTTTCAGCAGCCAAGGATGCAGCGGATAAAGCAACAAAAGATGCAGAAAAAGCAGGTATAGATTATGGTGATGAGTTTGGTAATCAACCAGATGACGATAGCGGCGGTTCATCATCTGGCGGCAGTGGTGGAGGCTATGGCGGTAGCAGCGGTGGATATGGCGATGACAATGGCGGCGGTGGCTATGGGGATGGAGATTCCGATAGCGGCGGCGGTAGAGATGGTGGCGATGACAACGGTGGCGGTGGCGGCGGCGGTGGCGGCGGCGGTGGCGGTGGCGGTGGTACATACATCTGTACAGCATCATACGCTAATGGCATAATTCCACGTGACCACTTTACATCACTTAAAAAGTATGGTATAATGCTACGCAGAAATGACCCATACTTAATGAAGGCGTACGATTGGTTTGGTCCTAAACTTGCCGCAAAAGTCAAAGATACGGGCTGGACTGCAACCCTAGCTAATCTTGCAACAGCATATTATAAAGCAAGATACACTAATACACTTTCTACAAAACAAAAAATATATGATAAGGTTACACAAACATTAGTTTGGCCTACATTGAGACTTATGGGATGGGTATTAACAAAGGTAAGTAAGTAATGTTCAATCCATTTGAAAGTAGAATTGTAACTGTTCAATATCTATTTTACACAAATTTGTTAGTGTCAGCATATTATTTATATTCTTATGGACTGACATACACACAGGCAGGTGTAGTGGCTGTTATATTTATTCTAATGAATATTATTGGAATGATTATGACTTTTCACAGATACTATAGTCATAAATCATTTGAGTTTAAGTATGAGTGGTTGCGTAAACTGTGTACTATCTTTGGTTTGCTTTCATGCTCTGGCTCCCCTATTGGCTGGGCAGGTATCCATCGTATGCATCATAAACTGTCGGACACGGATGAAGACCCACACAATGCACAAGATGGTTTTTTAAAAATGGTAACGCTTCAGTACAAAGTTAACTTTTCGCCAAAAACTGTAGTAGATTTGCTTAAAGACAAGTTTCTTGTAACAATGCATAAATATACTTTTCTTCCTGCATTTGTATACGCAATTAGTTTGTTTGTATTGTTTGGATATACAGGTTTAGTTGTAGGGTTCTGTCTTCCTGCTTGCTGTACACTTATATCACAGGGTTTAACAAATTACGTAAATCACTCTGAAGATGCAGTAGGTAATCATAAAGCATCTAATGTATGGTGGATAAATATTATTAGTTGGGGAGATGGCTGGCACAAAAATCACCATGATACCCCCCGAAATTATACTACTACAAAACAGTGGTATCATATTGACCCAACAGGATGGATTATTAAACACGTAATATCAAAGAAAGGTTCAGCATACTATGGATAGAGAAGAAATTATGATGCAGCTACAAGGCGAAATACGAGAACGCTTTATGGCCTTGTCAGAAGAAGAACAAGATTTAATTAGGCAAAATAAAGGAACGCCTTATGCAATGGTTTTGCGTAAAGTTTTAGGTGATGAGTTGCTTTCTGGTATGCGCGTAGCAGACCCAAAAAGTTTAATTACTCCTAAACGTGGTTTAGCTACACGTTAATTAGCTATATTAGTTGGCTACTCACTCCCCACACCCGACAGTGTGGCTACAGTGGCCCCGACAAAAGGAAATACAAACATGAACGATACACTATTAGCAGAGGACATGAAGACTACGCCTAAAGTGGCATTTGTAAATAAACCGTATACCCAAGAAGAACGCACTAAACGTGACGAAGAAGAGCTAGAGCAACTCAAGAAAGAACATGCAGGCGAAGCAGTAGGGGTAGAAGAAGTTGAACCTACTAGCGCAGAAGAAAAAACATTTAAGAAGCGTTACTCTGACTTACGCCGACACCAACAAAAACAAGCTGAAGAATTTAAGGCTGAACTAGCGGCAATGAAAAACCAGCTAGAAAAAGCTACTAAAAAAGAAATGAAACTGCCTAAGTCTGATGAAGACATTGAGCAGTGGGCATCAGACTATCCTGATGTAGCAGCTATCGTAGAAACAATTGCCATGAAAAAAGCGGCAGAGCAATCTACTGCACTAGAAGAACGATTAAAAGCAATTGACGAAATGCAAACTTCTGTTACTAAAGAAAAAGCAGAAGCAGCATTAATGCAAATGCATCCTGACTTTGATGACATTAGAGATAGTGACAGCTTTCACGAATGGGCAGAAGAACAACCTAAGTGGGTACAAGACGCACTATATGAAAATGACAATGATGCAAGGTCTGCCGCACGTGCAATTGATTTGTACAAAGCTGATATGGGCATTGCTGCAAATAAAAAGTCTAACTCAGGTAAAGATGCAGCTAAATCTGTTACAACTAAAAATACACGTAATAAGCCGCAGGAAGATGAATCTTCTACCTACTTACGTGAATCTCAAGTAGATAAAATGTCTACCCATGAGTACGAAAAACATGCAGATGAAATTATGGAAGCTATTCGTAGTGGTAAGTTCATCTATGATTTATCTGGTTCTGCTAGATAAAAAAGAGTTGACAAACAGTTATTTTTAAGTATAACTATAGTCATGTGTAAGGTAAGCAGGTTAGCTACTTGCTTACTATACCAATCCGCAAACTACAAAAATCTTTAAGATTACCTGATTAACATGGCCTACTAAGTATACTAGTTGCAACTTTTATACAAGGTACACCCTACGTTAGACAGCCTCTGCCAAGAATTGTACTGTTTGCATCTGTAACAATCCAAAACAATAGGAGATGGATTATGGCTTTTCCAAGAGCACCGGGTTATAACAACTTGCCGAATGGCAATTTTAGCCCTGTAATTTACTCCAAACAGGTGCAACTTGCATTCCGCAAGGCCGCTGTTTGTGACGCAATTACGAATAATGACTACTTTGGAGAAATCGCAAACTTTGGTGATTCAGTTAAAATCATTAAAGAACCTGAGATTACTGTCAAAGCATACGAGCGTGGTACAACAATTACCCCGCAAGACCTTGATGATGAGGATTTCACCCTTACCGTTGACAAAGCTAACTACTTTGCTTTTAAAGTTGACGACATTGAGGAAGCACATTCGCACATTAACTTTGAGTCTCTCTCAAGCAACCGTGCAGCATACCGTTTGGCTGACCAGTTTGACCAAGATGTTCTTGGCTACCTGTCAGGCTTCAAGCAGTCTGCAATCAGTGGTCGTGCAGATACAGTAAACGCTACTGTTAACGGAACTAAAGCTGTTGCTACTGCTGGCAATGACGAACTTCTTGCTTCAATGAAGCTGGATGCGTCTGACTTCAACGGTGGTGCTGCTGGTAACACAATCATTCTAAAGCCTCGCGCTTCAGAAGCTGTTCCAACAGCCGCTGCTACTGCTAACCCACTTACTGTGATTGCACGTATGGCTCGTCAACTTGACCTGCAAAACGTAGAGTCACAAGGACGTTGGTTGGTTGTTGACCCAGTGTTTGTTGAACTACTAAAAGATGAAGACTCACGTTTGTTTGATTCTGATTTTGGTGGTGCTGGTCTACAGAATGGTTTGATTTTGAATAACCTGCATGGCTTTAAAGTTCATGTTTCTAACAATCTGCCACAGGGCGGTACTGGACCTACAGCGTCTGGCACACAAGCCAATAACTTTGGTATCATTGTTGGTGGTCATTCTTCAGCGGTTGCTACTGCTGACCAAATCAACAAGACTGAAACCTACCGCGACCCGGACAGCTTCGCAGATATCGTCCGTGGTATGCATTTGTATGGTCGTAAGATTCTCCGTCCAGAGGCTCTTATCAACGCCAAATACTGCTTAGTTTAAGGGAGATTGAATTATGGCACTAGGTGATAATACACTCCAAGCAGCACGTGGCAACTCGCAGCGTGGGCGTAATCCATACATGGTTCAAACCACACTTGACTTTGCAACAGCACTGTCTGACAAAGGTGGCGCACTTGCCGCTGGCGATGTCATTCCAGTAATTGCTGTTAAAAAGGGCATGATGGTGATGAATGCAGGTATCGAAGTCGATACTGCCTCTGACGGTTCTACTCTTACAGTAGACTTGGGCATGATTGCCGCTGAAGATTTTGTCGATGGTTTTGACGGAACTTCTGCAGCAGGTGTTGTAGCACAGAACCCAGCAGCATATTCTCCACGGATGGCTGTTGCTGATGACAACATTGACTTGAAACTTGTTACTCTTTCAGGTGGCGCACTTACTACTGGTAAAATGCGTATCTGGGCTGTAATCATGGATTGCAATGACGAAGGTGATTTAACTGCTCAAGAAGTAGCACGTGACGTTGCTTAAAGATTAATGTAAGGGGGCAGGGCAACTTGCCCCTTTACTTCTCTGTTCATTTAAGGATTTGTAATGGCATATGATTATTTAGACATCACTAACGAAGTAATTGCTCGTATGAATGAGGTTGTCTTATCTGCCGCTAGTTTTACGGCAGCTAGGGGATTTCAAATTCAGTGTAAAAATGCTGTAAACGATGCCATTAACTATGTCAATCAAAGAGAATTTGGTTGGCCTTTTACGCATGTAACCCAAACAGAAACTTTAGTTGCGGGACAAACTAGATACACAGTACCTGCTAATACACAATCAATTGACTATGACACATTTCGTATTAGCCGGGATGAAACACTCGCTGTTGCTGGCAATACTCTACGAATTATTGACTACAAAGAATATACACAAAAATATATTAATCAAGAAACTACCACTAATGTAGGCAGTGTTCCTAAGTTTATATTTAGAACACCAGATAATAATTATGGATTATTTCCATACCCAGATAAAGCATATGAGTTAAAGTACGAATATTTTATCAAACCTACTGCGCTAGCTGCAGCTACAGATGTTCCCCTTATTCCAGAACAATTTAGGCAAGTTATAGTGGATGGTGCTACTGCTTACTCCTATCAATACAGAGGTGAAGCACAACAGTACGGTATTAACTTTGCTCGATTTGAAGATGGCATTAAACAAATGCAGACACTGCTCTTAAATAGGGCAGACTATGTACGGTCTACTTATATACCTTATTCGCAAGGGTATGGCATTAACGCAGGATTTTAAGGTGACAAAACATGGCAGATGAAACTGGCCTTAATCCGTATTACTTTCCCTTAGAGGGTGGCCTAGTTCTTGACCAGCCAACTTTTAATATGTCTCCGGGCATGGCTCTTGAATTACTAAACTACGAGCCTGATATTAGAGGTGGCTATAGACGTGTAAATGGATATTTAAAATGGAATCCTAATGTTGTTCCTTTTACAGTATCTGATACTGAACCTGTTCTTATGTCTGCTTATTTTAGTGGAACAAACGGTGTAATTGCAGCAAGAGGAACTAGCGTATATCGCGCCGGTACAACGGGTACTTGGACAGCTATTGATACAGGTAGAACTGGTGCAGGTAAGTACACACATTTTAGATATAATCTAAATGGAACAGAACATATTATTTGGGCAGATGGTGCTAATCATGCAACTAAGTATGATGGGACAACAATAACGGACTTGAATGCTACAGGCGCACCTGCTGACCCTAAATTTGTTATTGGATATAAGAATGCATTCTTTTTTGCGGGACACAGTTCTAATCCAGAAGAAATAGTATTTACTGCACCTTTTACTGATGATGACTTTAGTACCGCAAACGGTGCTGGTGCTATACGAGTTGATAGTGTTATTACAGGTTTGTTTCCTTTTCGTGACGAACTGTTTATATTTTGTGAAGAGCGTATCTTTAGACTTGTAGGTAATACGATTGCGGATTTTCAAATGCAACCTGTTACTAGGGATATAGGTTGTCTTAACGGATTTACAATACAAGAATTAGCAGGTGAAATTCTTTTTCTTGGTAAGGACGGATTACGCACTGTAGCTGCAACTGAACGTATTAATGATGTTAATCTTGGTACAATTACAAAACCAATTCAAGAAAGATTTAACAATATTCCAGATGTAAGTCAGTTTAGTAGTGTAGTAGTACCAAATAAAACACAATATAGATTGTTTATGACAAATACTGGTATTTTTACCACGGCTAGAACACGTGGAATAGTAGCTGTGTTAAAAGAAAAGGGTTTTGAGTTTGCTGAAATTGAAGGTATTCAACCCTCTTGCACAGACTTTTTAACTGTTCAGGGAGAATCATATATTCTTCATGGGGGCTATGACGGATACGTATATCGTCAAGAGCAAGGAAATACATTTGACGGTGTAGCTATTAAAGGACGTTATCGTTCACCTGATATGACTATGGGTGATGCCGGTATACGTAAAAACTTTCAAAGAGTTATTATTAATTATTCACCAACAGGTATTATTAACTCAGATTTGTTTATACGCTACGATTATGAAGCACCTAGTGTAGCTAGGCCAGCCGCATATCCATTTGACAGTTCTCAGATTGTTGCATTATATGGAACAGGTACATATGGTACAGCTACATACGGCGGTCAATCTAACCCTCTAGTTAGACAGCCAATTGAGGGAAGTGGTTTCGCAATAGCAATGCGTGTTGTTGATAATGCTGAGTCATCAGCATATACACTCAAAGGGTTTCAATTAGAATTTACTGCAGGAGCAAGAAGGTAATGGCAGGTTATATCAGACAATCCACATATACTGACGGTGACGTTATTGACGCAGCCGACAGTAATGACGAGTTTGACCAACTTGTAGCCACATTTAATAACGCAACAGGTCACAAACATGACGGTACAGCATCAGAGGGTCCAGTCATCGGATTGATTGGAGACCCTGGTGTAGTCACACCCCTCAATAAAGTTGTAGTAAATAACACAAATAACCGTGTCGGTGTGTTTGTTGATGCTGGCGGTCTAGGTTCATCTGTTGAACAATTGCGTTTCCAAGATGGTGTAATTGTTCCTGTTACTGACAACGATATTGATTTAGGCACATCGGGTGCTAAGTTTAAAGATTTACATTTAGCTGGCGATGCTAACATTGCCGGTACTATGACTCTTTCTGGCAATGTAATTGTTTCAGGCACACTTGGTGCAGATTTAATCCCAGACGCTGATAATACTCGTGATATTGGTAGTTCCAGCGCTGAGTGGAAAGATTTATATTTAGACGGTGTAGCATACTTAGACAGTATTGCTATGCCGACAACTACAGTAACAGATATACTTGATGAAGACAACATGGCATCTGACAGTGCTACTTCACTTGCTACACAGCAATCTATTAAAGCATATGTTGATGCGCAAGTAACTGCACAAGATTTTGATTTCCAAGGTGATACAGGCGGTGCTCAGTCCGTAGACTTAGATAGCGAGTCTATGACATTTACTGGCGGTACTGGTATTGATACTACAGGGTCAGCACAAACGCTTACTGTAGCTATTGACA